CTGCTGTGAATCAAAAGCAGATTGATGCAAACCCTAATTTGCAAAAAATGTCAACTGTTGGAGATTTGAAAACTTGGGCTGACCAAAAAATGGGTGGCGGTGGTTATAAGTTTGGCGGCATTGCAACTGGGCCAGACTCCGGGTATGAAACTACATTACATGGCACAGAAGCAGTGGTACCGTTGCCAAATGGCAATAGCATACCGGTTGAAATGCAAGGCAACAGCGAACAAATGGGATTGATGTCGGCGCAACTGTCAAGACTAGACGATATTGTGCGTGTGATGCAAAACCAGCTGGGCGTGTCGCAGAAACTTTTACAGTACGCACAGTAACATACGGTAAATACATGCTGTATGTTAAAGGAATTTCTCAATGGCTGAATCAAACAATGGCAAAAACGGACGCAATGGAGGGTGGCGCAAGTACTTCAAAATTGCTGACGGTGATGCCAACGGACAACTTAGTCCTATTTCCGGAAACAATGCCAACGGATTACCCGGCTACAACAGACAAACAGGCAGCGGCAACACTGGCTCTGCCAACGATTTTGCTTTTAGAAATTATGCAAGCCGCCTACCAGAAGTGTATTCAGGGCATCCCAACCGTGTTGAGCGATACAATCAATACGAAAGCATGGACATGGATTCAGAAATCAATGCATGTTTAGACATTATTGCTGAGTTCAGTACACAAAACAACGAAGACAACAACACACCGTTTGACATTGTATTCAAAGATACGCCTACTGATCACGAAGTAGAAATTATCAAAAAACAATTGCAGCAATGGACCAAGTTGAACAAACTGGACCAACGCATGTTCAAACTGTTCCGCAACACCATCAAGTACGGCGATCAAGTGTTTGTGCGTGATCCAGAAACATTTGAAATGTACTGGGTTGACATGGTCAAAGTAAGTCGTGTGATTGTAAATGAAAGTGAGGGCAAGCGTCCCGAACAGTATGTTATTCGCGACATCAATCCCAACTTTGAAAATTTAAGCATTGCCCCCAAAACCACCAGCGATTACTATGTGAGTCGTGCCACAGGATCTGCAGGACAAAACAGTTATTCAACACCTGGCGGTGGCGGTGGAGGACAAGGCGGTGCCAGTGGCAGTAGGTTTACACAAGCAATGAACGAAACCACTGTGGATTCCAAACACGTTGTGCATTTGAGTTTGAATGAAGGACTTGACTTCTTTTGGCCATTTGGACAAAGCATTTTAGAAAACATTTACAAAGTTTATAAACAAAAAGAATTGTTAGAAGACGCAGTGCTTATCTATCGTGTAAGCCGTGCTCCGGAACGTAGAGTATTCAAAATTGACGTGGGCAATATGCCAAGTCATATGGCTATGGCTTTTGTTGAGCGTGTTAAAAATGAAATGCATCAGCGTAGAATCCCCACTGTAAACGGAGGTGGCGCCAACATGATGGATGCTGCATACAATCCACTCAGCATTAATGAAGATTACTTTTTCCCCCAAACAGCAGACGGCCGAGGATCCAGTGTAGACACACTGCCGGGCGGTTCGGGCCTTGGCGAAATTGATGACTTGAAGTATTTCAACAACAAAATGGCCCGCGGCTTGCGTGTGCCCAGCAGCTACTTGCCTACTGGACCAGACGACTCTGACCGTGCTATGAATGACGGAAAAGTAGGAACAGCATTGATTCAAGAATATCGTTTCAACCAGTACTGCGAACGCTTGCAGCGTTTGATCATGCAAAAACTGGATGACGAATTTAAGATGTTTATGAAGTGGCGCGGATTCAACATTGACAACAGTATTTTTGATATTGTTCTTGGACCGCCACAGAACTTTGCCAGCTACCGTCAAGCAGAAATGGACACAAGTAGAGTTAGTACGTTTGCTTCATTGGAGCAGTTGCCTTATATGAGCAAGCGTTTCTTGATGGAACGTTACTTGGGATTGAGTCAAGAAGAGATTGCAGAAAACTCTAAGCTATGGCTTGAAGAACGCGACCAGCCAGAACTCAGAACCACACAAGGACAAGACTTGCGTAGTATCGGTATTACCCCTGCTGGCATGGAAGGTGATATCGAAACCGGTGATGCATTTTCTGCAATGCCACCAGACGGCAGTGCTGACATGGGTGCCGTCCAGGGCGCACCTGCTGGTCCTGGCACTGCGCCAAGTGCTGTTCCTCCGGCAACTGCATAAATACTTTTATGATTTTAAACGAACTGTACGAAAAGCAACCTGAAGGATATCAAGATATTTCTCAGGACAACAGCCAGCCCGAGCAAGGCCAATTGCGTAAAACTCGTTTGACATTAAAGCAACTATCTAAACTACGACAAATGTCGGACGTAAGACAATACGAATACAGTGAAAAACTGAAGGACATTCGTAAACAATACGCTCCGCCTGCTCAGCCCCCTGGCCTATAAATTTACGTCAAAAACACCAGTTTTGGCCGCTAAAAGTACCAAGTTTATTATTTTTATGTAAGTAATAAACATGAGCCATAACCTACTGGAGGAAAATTATGACATCAAAATTTGAAAAGTTAATTGAACACGTGATTAACGATGAAGAAAATGAAGCACAAGCACTTTTTCATGAAATTGTAGTTGAGACATCTCGCGAAATTTATGAAAATTTGATGGACGAAGAAGACTCAGACGAAGAAGAAACAGTTGAAGAAGGTATGATGAACGACGGCGATGCTGCTGACGATTTAATCACTGACGTTGAAACTGAAGAAGAAGGTATGAGCGAAGACGAAGAATTTGATGTCGAAATGGATGACGCTGAAGACTTTGGCGCCGAAGTTGGTGCAGAAGAAGGCGAAGAAGAAGACATCGAAGACCGTGTTGTTGACCTTGAAGACAAACTCGACGAACTAATGGCCGAATTTGAAGCCATGATGGGCGGAGAAGAAGAAGCCAACGACGACATGGACATGGACATGGACGACGAAGAAATGATGCCGGAAATGGGCATGATGGAAAACGTTGATCTTAAAGCTGCTCCAAAGCCAGTTACTACAGAACCAGCTGGAACAAACAGCAGATCTACAGTAGCCGCCAATAGTGGTGCCAAAGGAATGGCAGCTCGTCCAGTTAGAACAACTGATGGCGCAACTGCTGGTCGTGCTAACCCTGCTGTTAAAGACATGGGCATGACAACTAGTCCCGCCCAAGGCGCTGCACCAAAGCCTGTGTCAACACAAGCAGCTGGCGTAAACACCAAGTCACCGGTTTAATAGATTATGGCTCGTTATCTACAAGAGCATCTTAGCTTCTCGCAAGCGCAGGTAAAACTGCTGAGCGAGGACGCCGCCGATGGCTCTGGTAAGACCCTTTACATGCAAGGTATTTGTATTGAAGGTGACAAACGTAACGCCAACGAAAGAATATACCCGGCTCATGAGATCCGCAAAGCAGTTGGCACTATCAATGAACAACTTGAAAATGGCAATTCGGTATTAGGCGAAGTAGATCATCCCGATGATCTCAAAATTAACTTAGACCGTGTCAGCCACATGATAGATAAAATGTGGTGCGACGGCTCAATAGGTTATGGAAAATTAAAAATATTACCAACGCCAATGGGACAACTGGTTAAAACCATGTTGGACAGCGGTGTTAAATTAGGTGTTTCAAGTCGTGGATCAGGAAATGTCGACGACCGAACAGGACATGTTAGTGACTTTGAAATAGTCACTGTAGATGTAGTTGCACAACCCAGTGCTCCAAATGCATACCCAACAGCAATTTACGAAGGACTCATGAATATGAAGTACGGACATAGATTATTAGAAGTGGCAAAAGAAGCTGGGTCGGACAACAAGGTACAAAGATATTTGAAAAGCGGAATAGTAAAGCTGATCAAAGATCTTAAAATTAGGGAGGAATAAGCATGTTAGATGCTATTAAACCGTTACTAGATAGCGACTTGATCACCGAGGAAACTCGCCAGGAGATCTCTGAAGCTTGGGAAGCCAAGATGACAGAAGCTCGTGAACAAGTTCGTGCAGAACTACGTGAAGAGTTCGCACAACGCTACGAGCATGACAAAACAGTGATGGTGGAAGCCCTAGATCGTATGGTAACAGAAGGTCTTACAACTGAGATCCGAGCAATTGCAGCTGAAAAGCAAGCAATTACAGAAGATCGTGTCAAATTCAATGGCAAAATGAAGGAATCCGCAACGAAGTTCAACAGCTTCATGGTTTCTAAATTAGCCGAAGAAATTGGCGAGTTGCGCAAAGATCGTAAGCAGCACAATGAAGGTCTCCAGAAATTGGAAGGATTTATTGTGCATGCATTAGCCCGTGAAATTCAAGAATTTGCAACTGACAAACGTGAAGTTGTAGAAACAAAAGTTCGTTTAGTTCGCGAAGCACGTGGCCAATTAGAATCATTGAAGCGCCGTTTTGTAAAAGAATCAGCACAGAAAATGAGTCAATCTGTAAGCCGTCATCTAAAGGCAGAACTCAGTCAATTACAAGAAGACATCAAAGTTGCTCGTGAGAACAATTTTGGTCGTCGTATCTTTGAAGCATATGCAAGTGAATTTGGTGCTACCCATCTCAATGAGAAAGCAGAAGTACGCAAGTTGCACGACACAATTGCAAACAAAGATGCCAAGTTGTCTGAAGCCATCAAACTTATTAAGACTGCAAAAGTTCTTAATGAGAGTAAAGAGCGTGAAATACGCATGATCAAAGAGTCAAATGAGCGTCAAGCTACATTGGATAATTTGCTGGCCCCTTTGAACAAGGAAAAAGCCGAAGTCATGAGTAATTTACTCGAAAGCGTACAAACATCACGTTTGAAAAGCGCGTTTGAAAAGTATCTTCCAGCTGTTCTAACAGACCGCTCTGTAAAAGCTAACAAAGTAATTACAGAATCCGTGTCCGAAGTCACTGGCGATAAATCTGCCCGTAGCCAATATGTAGATGAAGTTGCTGACAACAGCAATGTAATTGACATCAAGCGGTTGGCAGGGTTGAATTAATTTTAAAGGAGACATTAAATGTCACAACAATTATTAGAAGGTCGCTGGGACGAGACCAAGGAAGCACTACTTGAAGGTCTAAACGGTTCCAAGCGCAGTAGTATGAACGTTATTCTTGAGAATACACGCAAGTACTTGAAAGAAAATGCAAGTGCTGGTAGTACAGCAGCTGGTAACATCGCTACATTAAACCGTGTGATTCTTCCAGTTATCCGACGTGTCATGCCAACAGTTATTGCTAACGAGTTGGTTGGTGTTCAGCCAATGACAGGTCCAGTTGGACAAATCCACACACTGCGTGTACGTTACGCTGCTGGCTTGACAGACAACTCAGCAGCCGGTACTTCAGTTGCTGCCGGACAAGAAGCGTTGAGCCCATTCACAATTGCTACAGCTTATTCATCAAGCCCAGCTGCTGCAAACAATGGTACCACAACAACCGCTAACTACCAAGGTGCTAGTACAGCTAGCATGGAAGGTAATGGCGGTAAGACAGTTTCAGTACAAATCTTGAAGCAAGCAGTTGAAGCCAAGACACGTAAATTGCAAGCTCGTTGGACATTTGAATCTGCACAAGACGCACAAGCCATGCATGGTATTGACGTTGAAGCAGAGATTATGGCTGCACTAGCACAAGAAATTACAGCTGAAATTGACCAAGAGATTCTCTTGAGCTTGAGCAGTTTGGCTGCCACTGAGTACACATACAACCAAGCTACTGTATCAGGTACAGCTACATTTGTTGGTGACGAGCACGCTGCTTTGGCTGTTCTAATCAACCGTGTTGCCAACTTGATTGCACAACGCACACGTCGTGGTGCTGGTAACTGGGCTGTAGTTAGTCCAGCTAGTTTGACAGTGCTACAAAGTGCTACAACTAGTGCGTTTGCTCGTACTACAGAAGGCACATTCGAAGCACCTACAAACACCAAGTTTGTTGGTACATTGAACGGTGCAATGCGTGTGTTTGTCAACAGCTACGCTACAGACTCAAGTCCAGTTCTAGTTGGATACAAGGGTTCTAGTGAAGCTGATGCAGCTGCGTTCTATTGCCCATACATTCCATTGATGAGCAGTGGAGTTGTGTTGGATCCATCAACGTTCGAACCAGTCGTGAGTTTTATGACTCGTTATGGCTTCGTGGAATTGACAAATACTGCAAGTTCGTTTGGTAATGCTGCCGATTATGTCGGGGAAATTGCCGTTCAAAACTTGTCTTTCTCTTAATCCAGAAAGTTTGTTCGTATTACAAAAACCCACTTCGGTGGGTTTTTTGTTGACCAAAATATCTATTGGTGTTAGTATAGTAGGTGAAGTTGCGGTACAGGACTAAATACTATTATGAAACTAATACACGAAATAAAACCATACACATACTTGATCCGGTGCAAAGTAACCGGAGAAGTATATTATGGAAGCAGAACCAAGAATGTAAAACTCAAAAGAACCCCTGCAGAGGACTTGATGCTGTACTATCAAACAAGTAGTAAACTTGTTAAGAACATGATACAACATCACGGGATAGAAAACTTTGAGTGGGAAGTACGCAGAACCTTTGACGACGTCAATACTACCGGGCTGTGGGAGAACAGAGTGTTGCGTCGTTGCCGGGTATTAGAAAATGATATCTGGTTAAATGCAAATCTAGCTAGTAAAAAAGAACTTACAAAAGCCGGTGCTAAAATAATCAGCAAAATTCACAAGGATAAGCCTAAGTCAGAAGAACATAAAAAAAATTTAAGTACTTCTCAAAAAGGTAAACCCAAAAAATCAACAGTGTATCAAAGTGAAGACTATCGAAGAAACATGTCTAAACTAAAATCCGGCCCAGGCAATGCTATGTACGGAAAACCCTGTTCGGAAGAAAGAGCTGCAAACATCAGTGCCGCTAAAAAAGCGCAAAACTTAACAGCCTATAATAAAGATATTCCAATGACACAAGCACAAAAAGACAAAATAGCCGCTACTAAAGAAAAAAATAAAGTTATGCTAACCTGTGAAGTATGTGGCAAAACTATGCGTCAATCCAACTTCAAACAATACGGGCACGGACCCAACTGCACATGAAATAATAAATACCGCATGTCCAATCCACCACCACCCTACACTGACATCACCGGCATAAGTCGTGCTGTGATGAAAGACAATGCACAGGTCAACATCACTGACTACAACGGCTCGGCTCGACCCAGCGAGCTGGTGGTCAGTCAAACGGATCAAACCATCTATGTGGGCAATGCCAGCGGCAGCTTGACACAGGTCATGCAAGTCACCGGAGCAGGTGTATTTTTAGGCAATGTGCGATCAGTCACAGATGTGACCGGGCTAAAACAAGTGTACATTGATCCTGTGACCGGCGAACTTGTGTACCACAACATTTGAAATATCTCATGATCACGCAAATAAAATACTCAGGATTGTTTCCAGAGCCACACCCCAGCCCTGTGGGCACAACGCAGGGTCTCAATCAACCAAAATCCACACCGGTGCCACCGGTTCCGGTTGTGCAACAGCCAGTTAAATCTTAAACAGCTTCAAGTGCAAGTTGATTTTCGTCACAACTGACGCCCAGTCACCCATTGTGGGTTGGCGGAACAATCTGGCTGTGGCATACCAAGGAGTGTCGTCTCTATTCAGCAACCAGCGCCAACACGGTGCATAGTTGTTCAACATGATCCAAGTGGGTTTGCCCAGTGACGCACTCAAGTGTGCTGTGGCAGTGTCCACACTGACAACCACGTCAAGATTTGCAATCAATCCGGCTGTGTCGGCAAATGCAGATGTGCCGCCCGGGAAGCAATGAACACCCGCGCTGACAAGTTTTTGTTGTTCTTCTGCTGTGCAATCAGATTGCAAGTTGTACCAGTCATAATTGGGATTTGATTCAACCAGTTCAATCATTTTCTCAAACGGCATTGCTTTGTGTTGGTTGATCCAACTGTCGCGTCTGCCACTCCATGCAAAACCCACACGCAGCTTTGTTTTGGCACCTAGATTTCTACGCCATTCGTCAACCAATTGTCGTCCCGGATCCAAATATTGAATAGTTGTGGGCAAGTTTTCAACCCGTACGTTTATTTTTCCAGGAATACTCATCAAAGGAATCCAATAATCAAAGTGTTCACCTGGATCTTGGTTATAGGTCAGTACTTGGACTCCTTGCCCCACGCCACTTGACTGTATCAACGATACCATGGCGTCAGTAACTTGTATGGTCACAGCAGCACCAATGTTCTTCAAATTCTGCACAAAGCGCACAAACTGAATAATATCGCCATGTCCTTGTTCTCCACGTACAAAAATACGTTTGCCTTGCAAGTCCTCGCTGTTCCAAACTGGCCAAGGATATTCTGGCAGTGTGCCTTTCATGTGTTCAAAGTTGTGTCGTGCTTCGTATGCAGGCCATCCACGTGCGTAGTCACCGCTCATTAAATACGCAACAGCAAGATTAAAGTGGTTGGTCACAGTATTGCTATCAAGTTGTACAGCACGCTGGTTGAACGGAATAGCACCCGCAGGGTCTCCCAGTTCTCTCAACACATTGCCGTAGTTGTTGAATGCACTGGCAGAGTATCTGTCTCGGACCATGGCATGCATGTACTGCTGTAATGCTAGCTCGGGTTGATGTTGTTCTCTAAAAGTGTTGCCTTGGGCAATAAGGAATTCTGTATTTTGCATGACAATATTTACACAGCTTTTTAGCCAGGTTAAAAATACTATTGTGGCTAAATACTTGTCAACACAATACGGTGTTTTATGCGGCACACCAGCCGCGTAGTAGCTAGAACCTACATCGGACTTCTTTAAGGAGAAAACAACATGGGACGTCCTCTAAAAATTCAAAAATACAACGTAGTCACATCAACACCAATTGATCAAGGCTATGCTCCATTTGGTGCTCCCACTTCAATGGACACAAGTACTGTTGTACTTCCACAACCAATTACACTACCGTTTCCATTCAGTGGAGTAGTCGGCGGCATTGACAGTGCAGGCGTCAGCGCTACATATCCTATTGTTTCTGTAACAGTGAATATTGTAAACAGCTTCTCTGGTGCAGCCGCAGGCGCAATTATTCGTCAGAAAGGTGCTCGTAAGTATCTAGTGGCAACCACAACTCCTATTGATCCTGCAAACGCAGTAGTGGGTGTTGCTCTTCAAATTGCAGCGGTTGGCAACACAGACTGGCAAGCAATGGGCGCGCCATACGGTGCTGCAATTGGTACACTGTTTACCCCAACAGTGGCCTCTGCAGGTGGTTCAACTGGTACAGCATTCGAAGTTGGTCAGTGCGTGTTGGCAGCCGCTGCGATTCCAACTGCTGGCAATATGAACATTGCTATGGCAGTTGCTGACGACAGTACCAACGTTTTCATCAGCAAGTTGACCAACAAGTTTGTGCAAGACTTCAACGGTGGCGGCGCCGGCGGTGTTGCTAGTACTGGCGATGTATGGGATTACGCTGCTACAGTTGACAACATTGACTACGCAGCCAACTTCTTCACTGATTCGTCAACATTTGCCAAGTCAGGCGCAGAAGTTTCTACATGGGCCGGAACCCAGCAAAACAGCAATGGCACATTGGGCCTAGCACAAGTTGACAGTACAACCTAATACGTTAGTTACTTAATTTTCAACACTTGATCCCCGCAGTTAAATACCGTGGGGATTTTTTTATGACTGTGGCATTTGTGCTTGGAAACGGCGTTAGCAGGTCTGGCTTACCGTTGGAACATATTCAAAAACTAGGAAAAATTTACGGGTGCAATGCTCTTTATAGAGAGTTCACACCGGATGTTCTTGTGGCCACAGACCGTGCAATATCACAAAGGATACAAGAAACTGGGTATCCTGTTAAAAATAAATTTTATACTCGCAAGCCCATCGAAGGTCTTGGCGCACACCGTGTACCGCAAGAATATTACGGATACAGTTCTGGGCCAAATGCTGTGGGCATAGCGGCAACTGATCAACATACTAAAATTTATATTATAGGGTTTGACATGGGTCCCAGTGTACATAATCAATTCAACAACTTGTACGAAGGCACAGAGTTCTACAAACCATCAGGGTCAGCACCTACTTATACCGGAAATTGGGCAAAACAGTTGACAAAAATAACAAAAGATTTTCCTAAAACGCAGTTTATTCGTGTATGCGGCAACACCACGGCCCGTCTACCGGCACTAGATAATATTACAAATCTGACACACGAGGATTTGTCAACCTTTGTAATGCGGATAAATAATCAAAAGGATCTATAAATGGCTACAGTAAAAAACACCAGCGACGACTACACTATCACAGTGGCGGATGGCCTTGGTACGCTGACCATTAATGCCAATCTTGATGTATTTGGTAATATCACCTACATTGACTCAACTGAGCTAAGAGTCTCTGACCCGTTTATAACAGTTGCATATGACAATAACGGCACAATACAAAGCATGGGCTTGGTGGCTCAAAAATCAACAACAACATTTGCCGGTCTGCGATTTAACACAGTGTCCGGTGAGTGGGAAGTTAGTCCTGCGGTTGATGCAGATGGCGGACCAATAACACCATACTCAACTATATCAACAGCTGGCCTACGCATCCTGCCAGGAGCACCTGTTAATTCAGTGCAGTACAACGGAGCAGGCAGCTTTGCAGGCGATGCAGCATTTACGTTTGATGCTGGCAACGCCAAAGTAAACATAACAGGACAAATGGTGTTGGCAAATATTGTATCAACACCTGCTGCTACGCCAAACGTGGCAGCACTATACAACAAAGCCGAAGGTTCAGGTGGCACTGGCGTTTATGTCATAAGCCCAACTGTCAACGATGAATTGGTTAGTAAAACCAAAGCAATTGTATTTGGCATTATATTTTAAGGAATCAACATGGCAATCACCAACACTCGATTAGACAGCACTAATCCAACCACAGTATTTGATGCAGTGGGACAACAAGCTATCACAGTGCTGTATCTTTGTAATACAACTGCAACCACTTGCACAGCAAATGTGTTTGTAATCAACAGCAGCGACAGTACATCGTCTGCTGATACAAATATGGTATATTCACAGCTGGAACTCACAGCAAACGAAACTTATGTGATATCAACAGAAAAACTCATACTCAACGACAACGACTTAGTTGAAGTCGAAGCCAACATAGCAGATTGCATCACAGTAACAGTCAGCTCAATATCTGTATAACATGGGCAACTGGACAAAAAACCGCAGATTAGAATCAGGCAGCACTTCGGTTGTTATGCCTTCTGGCAATTCAGCAACTCGCCCTGTTGGCCCCGTTTTTGGTCAGTTTAGATTCAATACCGATGTTGCTCAAATTGAATTCTACAACGGATCAATTTGGGTTACTGTTGCAGCTGACGGCGGCATTTCCTACACGGTTGACAGTTTTGTTGGTGATGGTTCTACTATCATATTTACTATGTCAGAAGTTGAAAGTTTAGCACAACAAATTATTGTGTTTGTAGGAAGTGTTTATCAGATACCCATTACAAACTATACCGTCGACGGCGGATTTGACATTGTGTTTGCCAGCCCGCCGCCGAACACAATGCCTATAAACGTAATTCACAGTAACAGTTAACAAACTAAATACCCTGTAAGGGAAAAAATCAATGGCCATTAGTAAAATTGCAGGACAGATGTTGAAAGACAATCTCGAAAGAGATGGTGCTAATCTGGCAATTTCCGACACTATAGCCGATACTCCTATATTCTTAGTTGATGTTACCAATGCCAGAATTGGTATTAACACAGCCACACCAACTGTTAGCTTAGACATTGCAGGCAATATTCTTGCAACAGGTATCTACACAACAGTTGATATTGAGTCAGACCTGTTAATATCTAATACACTTGCAGTCGCAACCTCTGCCAATATTGGCGGCGTTAATATTATAGGAAATTCAATATCAGCAGATTCGGGCATTCTAGAACTAGGGTCTGTTGCCAATATTTCGATCACAGGTGGATCACTCAATTTCATACTGTCAACAGACGGCACTGGAAATTTATCATGGTCATCATTTGGATCAGTTGGTGTAATTGGTAATAGTATTGCAATGGGTACCAACACACTGGGCAATCTTGTAAGTAACGCAGTTACGTTAACAACCAGCACAACTGTAACAGATGGTATAACACAATTAAACTCAGTTCTAGGTAAATTGGTTCCACCGTCACCTGGAAACTTTCCGGATAGCCAACCACTTTCGATCTCTAGTGTATCAACTTACAGAATGACCAACATTACTCAAGTTGACAATACCCCAGAGACCAATAAATCAGTAGCCGCAGGAACAGTTGTATCAACTGTTCGTAGAGCCGCTACATACTCTACAAATACTATTTCAACAGTTGGACCGGGTGACTCTGGCACAATTGCTGCTGTGCTCAATGGAGTTGATGTTGGGTCAGTTACTTTAAACACATCGGCTAACCCATCTGCCAACGGAACTTACGGCGGTAATCTTGTTATTTCCAACAACTTTGATTACAACACAGCCAACGCAAACATTGCAGCCGGTTTTTGGTATGTGTTTTCGTCTGCAATTTCAGGCAGCGCAGCACCGGCAGGATGGAACGAAGTTTATATTTCTGATACAGCAACTGCAAGCACCACAAATACCCCAGTTTGGTATTATGACAATAGTAGTCCACCTGCTCCAAGTTTTAGCAACAGCACAATTGCCACAACCGGATCACCTACGTTGTTGTACAGCAGTACTATTCCGCATTATACCACTGCTACTCAATTTACAATAACATCGGATGTGGCCAACATAAGTGGCAATACATATCCAACATCAAATACACTGACATCTGGATCCGCCGCGGGTAGTTTTTCAACCCCTGCGTCAGTCACTTACAGCGCCAGCAACATTGGAAGTAATGTTCTTGGCTCTTTTGCATCAGCATCATTTTCAACAACTGCATCGATAGCATCAGGCTTTGGCTCCAGTTCATCTGGTCCGTTAATGAGCGTAAACAACAGTTATAGTTCAGGCACACTGACACTGACATCAGCTTTGGCCAATGTTGTATTACGAAAAACAGGTACTTCGACAGCAGTTGACGAAAGCAATATTGTTGTGACCAGTGTTGGCACCGGCAGCGGCAATGCTGTTCGCATTATAAACTCGGGAAACAGCAGCACTCCAACATACACAATTAACGCAGCAACCTTCAACAGTCAGTCATCTACGTTAGAAACATACGATGCAGTGGTTGTTGGCACAGGATCGCAAGGTGTACTCAAACACGATCAAACAGATTACACGACTGGCTACTTGCCAACTGGTCCTGATTTAAGTGCTGGACGTACAGGAACACAGTATTTTACATTTAAATTTGTAAGATCAGATGTAAGTAAATTTGACATCACGTATGCAGGCAATGTAGCTGGTATGTGGGTAGCATTGCCTGGCAGCGCAATAGATTCAAGTTCCAGTGCAAACGGGTGGATTGACATGACAGTGTCTTATGCAGGCGCTGGATATCCAGGCGTCAACGCACCAGGCAACGGGTCTGATGGATGTAGTCTTGGTGGTGTAGTTGTTGCCAACTCAAACACAGGCAGCACCAGCAAAACTTGTACGTTTGGTACTGTGTCAAGTTCAAGCACTGGCACAAACGAAATTTATGTAAGACTAGCTCTTACATCTGGTCAATCAATGACCGGCCTTTCTTTAAAAGCAGCGAGTAACTAATGGCAGTCTCAATAACACAATATGTTGATTTACTGTTCAAGAAGCTGCAAGGCGTAGCAAAAACTGCCAACAGCATATCCAAAGGCGCTTCGAACGAAAGCATTGCTAGCCCGGCATTTATTCGCGGCGATGTTGTTTGGATGGAAGCAGATCAAATTACAGCAACTGCTGGCGCAATTTCTGGCATTGCCAACGCCAGCATAAATGGAACTTCTGTCGAATGTGTTGCGGATATCACAGTGTCGCCCATTGGTGGTATACGTCCTACGTGGTTGTCCAATGTACAATATTGGATCCCTCAAGAATTTGGACCCACATGGTTACCGAAAGTTTTTGTAGCCCCGTCCGGAGAAGCCAATGTACAAGCAACAGGAACACAAATATTTGCTGCTGGTATTGGAGGAGTTGGTGAGTACTTTTTTGACACACAAGCCGGAGTGCTGAATTTTATCGGCGAAACTATTCCAAGTGTTCTCACATCAGGAAATGTAGTTTACATTTCGGGTTATGAATATGTTGGGTCAATTGGTGTAAACAACAACACAGGCAACGTAACAATTGGCAATTTAACAATAGCCAACACTACTATATCAACATCGCTTGCTGATGGCAACATAACACTTGATGCAACCGGTAATGCAATTGTGCAAATTACAGGAACTGCCGGTGTTTCCATTCCGACTGGTGATACCGGGGATCGCCCAAATCCAGCAATTGCAGGAACGTTGCGCCTTAACACTGATACAAATATTGTAGAAGTATACACAGGATCTGTTTGGAAAAGTGCCGGCGAAGGATTGTCAGTTATCAGTAACCAAACTATCGAAGGCGACGGAGTTACTGATACGTTTACACTGAATCAAGACGCCACAGCAGCCGGCATACTGGTCACTATCAACGGTGTTAATCAAACACCTGGTGCGGATTACGATGTATCCAGTGGTGATCAAATAACATTTACAACAACTCCAATTGTGTCAGACACTGTGCAAGTTCGATTTATCACAGTGACCACTACAATTTCTGCATTGACAAACACCAGTGGAAATACCACAGTTGCAACCACTGCAAGCGGAAATATCAATTTTGAAATAAATAGTTTGACAGTAGCACAGATAACCAATGCCAGTATTTTGGATATCAGTGCAGCCCACAGCCTTCGATTGCCTACATACACAGTAAGCCAGGCCAGTGGGTTAAGCAACGTAGCAACGGGACAGGTAATTTATGTTTCGGACGGAGCTTCTGGATCACCATGTCTGGCAGTATACAGCGTCGGTGGTTGGAAGCAAATTGCAATCGGCAGCGCTATTACAACCTAACTTTTTCCTGCACTGGAAATTAACTACCCAGTGAGGTTTCCTCACGATTTTGGTAAATATATTCAGTAGTATTGAACGCATAGTGATGGGCATTGTGCAGGAACAAATATAAAATAGGAGTCTTAAAATGGCTGTAACCAGAATTAAGAATAATCAGATAACTGACGCAACAATTGTTGCAAGTTCAAAGTTAACTGATTATTCAATCAGCGCAGGAAAAATTGCTAACAACTTAGTTTATGGATCAAACCTAACAGTTTCTGGAAACCTAACAGTTTCCGGAAACACCACTGCAATTGACACCAACATAACAACAATTGAAGATCCGGTTATTTTGTTGGCATCAACAGCAACAGGTGCACCTTCAGTTGACATTGGTTTTCTAGGGCAACGTGGATCAAGCACAAACATTGCGTTTGTATGGGACGAAAGTCAAGGCTTGTTTGTAACAGCGTTTACAAACACAGCTGAAACTGAAACAACCATCAACATCACTGCGTATGCCAGTACCAAAGTATTGAATTCAGAAGTAACTGGTGATCTACGTGTCACAGGCGCAAGTAACATTGCCAGCATGAACGTTGCTGCTGCATCAACTATTGACTTTAACACAAGTGTTATTGGAAACATTGGAACGCCTGTTGCTGCAACAGACGCTGCTACAAAAGCATATGTTGACAGCGAATTAAGTGCATCAGGATTCAGTATCACCGACGGTGTCACAACCGAAGCAGTAGTAGGCGGCGACACAATCGAGTTTGAAGGCGACACCAACATCACTGTCACTGTTGACCAAGTTTCTGGTACAGAAAGTAATGTTGCTGTTGTATTGAACAACAGTATTACTCTTTCTGGCACAATCACAGGCGGCAACTTGGCAACAGGTGGCACTGTAAGTTCAACTGGAACAGCTACTTTGGGCAATGTTGCCACAGGTGGAACAATCAGTTCAACTGGAACAGCCACACTGGGCAACATTGCAACAGGTGGAACCGTAAGTTCTGTTGGTACAATCACAGGTGGTAATATTGCCACAGGTGGTACAATCAGTTCAACTGGCACAGCCACATTAGGCAATGTTGACACAGCTGGCGCAATCAGTTCAACTGGTACAGCTACATTGGGCAACGTTGCAACTGGTGGAACCGTAAGTTCTGTTGGTTCTATCACAGGTGGAAGTATTGCTTCTGGCACTACAGTAAGCGCAGCAGGTACAATCACTGGTGGAAACGTTGCAACTGGTGGAACAATCAGTTCAACTGGAACAGCCACACTGGGTAATGTTGCAACAGGTGGTACTGTAAGTTCAACTGGCACAGCCACATTGGGCAACGTTGCAACTGGTGGTACTGTAAGTGCTGTTGGCACAATCACAAGTGATGCTACAATCAGCGGTGGCAACTTGGCAACTGGTGGAACAGTAAGTTCGACTGGTACAGCTACTTTGGGCAATGTTGCCACAGGTGGAACAATCAGTGCAGCAAGCACAATCACAGGTGGTAACGTACTAACTGGTGGAACAATCAGTGCTACCAGCACTATCACAAGTGCTGATACAATCACAGGTGGTAACATTGCAACTGGTGGAGCAATCAGTTCAACTGGTACAGCTACTTTGGGCAATGTTGCCACAGGTGGAACTATAAGTTCTACAGGCACAGCTACTTTGGGCAATGTTGCAAGTTCTGGATTTATTTCCACAACCGGTAACGTAAGTGCTGGAAATGTCAATACATCTGACATTGTTGGCGCAACAGTTACTGTCACATCTGCTGGTGCTATTTCATTGGCTGGTACAGAAATCAACGCCAATAGTACAAAAATTCTCAACTTGGCTGACCCAACCAGCGGCGGCGATGCTGCCAACAAGCAATATGTTGATTCAGTTGCTGAAGGTCTAAACGTTAAAGCAGCAGTAATTGCCGCAACAGACGGCAACATCACATTGAGTGGTGCTCAAACAATTGATGGTATCAGTATTGTTGCTGGCAATCGTGTTTTGGTCAAAGACCAAACTGCTCCTGCTGAAAATGGTATCTATGTTGCCGCTGCCGGAGCATGGGCCCGTTCTACTGACATGGACGTATGGGCAGAATTTCCTGGTGCGTTTACTTTTGTTACAACTGGTACTGACTACGCCGATACAGGTTGGGTATGTACATCTGATGCAGGCGGCACACTTGGCGTAACAGCAGTTACATGGAGTCAGTTCTCTGGTGCAGGTCAATACACTGCTGGTGCTGGTTTAGACCTAACTGGTGTGATATTCAGTGTCAACGTTGACGAAACTACAACTACAATCACAGGCGATGCTGTTGTGGTTAAAGCAAGTGCTCAGTTTGTAACACCAAATATTGGTGCTGCTACAGGTGCAAGTTTAAGTGCAACTGGTGCTGTTACTGCTGATGCTACAATCACAGGTGGTAATGTTGCAACAGGTGGAACAATCAGTTCAACAGGAACTGCTACAGTTGGTAATGTTGCAACAGGTGGAACAATCAGCTCAACTGGAACTGCTACTGCTGGTAATTTGGTAACAGGCGGCACATTGAGTGTTACTGGAACAGCTACTGTTGGTAACGTTGCAACTGGTGGAACAATCATTGCTACTAGTTCTATCACAGGCGGAAGTGTTGCTACAAGTGGCACAGTAAGTGCAACGGGCACAATCACAGGTGGTAATATTGCCACAGGCGGAACAGTAAGTTCAACTGGTACAGCTACTTTGGGCAACGTTGCCACCGGCGGTACTGTAAGTGCTACAGGTACAATTACCGGCGGTAACGTACTAACTGGTGGAACAATCAGTGCTACCAGCACTATCACAAGTGATGCTACTATCACAGGTGGTAATATTGCCACAGGCGGAACAGTAAGTTCAACTGGTACAGCTACTTTGGGCAATGTTGCCACAGGTGGAACAATCAGTTCAACTGGAACAGCCACACTGGGTAATGTTGCAACAGGTGGTACTGTAAGTTCAACCGGAACAGCTACTTTGGGCAACGTTGCAACAGGTGGAACAATTGATTCAACTGGTACAGCTACTTTGGGCAACGTTGCAACAGGTGGAACAATCAGTGCTGTTGGTACAATCACAAGCGATGACACAATCACTGGTGGCAACCTGGCAACTGGTGGAACAATCAGTTCAACTGGAACAGCCACACTGGGTAATGTTGCAACAGGTGGTACGGTAAGTGCTACAGGTTCAGTTACAGGTGGAAGTATTGCTACAGGCACCACAGTGAGTGCTGCTGGCACTATCACAGGTGGTAATGTTGCAACTGGTGGAACTGTAAGTTCAACTGGAACAGCCACACTAGGTAATGTTGCAACAGGCGGAACAATCAGTTCAACCGGAACAGCTACTTTGGGCAATGTTGCCACAGGTGGTACTGTGAGTGCTACAGGCACAATCACAGGCGGTAATGTTACAACGGCTGGTACATCTAGTCTGGGTAACATTCGTATCAGCAGCGACGACATTACTGATGTAGGCGGCGGAATTGTTAATATTAACCAAGCACTTGACAATGTTGACTTTGCTGTAAACGGTGATACAACTGCCAACGTGTTGTTTGTTGATGCCGGAACAGAAACAGTCAGTATTGGTAGTTCAACACAGACAACTGGCGTTATATTGGCAATGAATTCTACAACATCATTCCTGCAACCAGTTGGTAACACAGCACAGCGTCCAGCTACCGGTGTAACAGGTATGTTGCGTTTCAACAGTCAAGTAAACAGTGTAGAAGTTTACAACAACACTGAATGGATAACAGTTGGTGTGCAAGAAATTACAGTTATTACCGATGATCAGTTTGCTGGTGATGATGTTACTGTTGCCTTTACGCTAACTGAAGAATCAACTACATCAGGTACAATTGTTGCAATCAACGGTATTCAACAGGTCCCAACCAGTGCTTACTCTGTAGCTGGCACAACATTGACGTTTACTGAAGCTCCTGCTACAGGCGACGTGATTGACTGTCGTATCTTGACCACTACCACCACTGTTACCGGTATTACCGATGGTACAAGTAGTATTGACATTGACGGCAGCGGCGGAAACGTTGTAATAGAAGTTGGCGGTACTGACATTGCTGTGTACCATCCAGGTGGTGAAAATATCACTGGTGCAATAAGTGCAACTGGCACAATCACTGGCGGAAACGTTGCAACAGGTGGTACTATGAGTGCAACTGGTGTACTCACAGGCGGCTCAATTACCACAGGTACTACAGTAAGTGCCACTGGCAATGTAACTGGTGCGTTTATCATTGGTAATGGTTCACAACTAACTGGTTTGCCAGCAGGTTATGCCAATTCTGACGTTGCTGCATACTTGGCCGGTGGTACTGTAAGTACTGATATCAAGACAACTGCAACAATCAGTGCTGCTGGCACAGTTACAGGTACATCGTTTATTGGTGTTGCAACATCAGCTCAATACGCTGACTTGGCAGAAAAATACACAGCTGACGCTGAGTATGCTCCGGGTACAGTGGTATCGTTTGGTGGTGATGCCGAAGTTACTGCAAGTACAGATGCCGACACTCGTGTTGCAGGTGTTGTTTCTACAAACCCTGCGTTTACCATGAACAACAACTTGGTTGCTGATCATGTGGTCACTGTGGCATTTACTGGTCGTGTACCATGTCGTGTTGCTGGAACTGTACGCAAAGGTGATTTGATGGTATCTGCTGGAAATGGTTTGGCCCGCGCCGAATCAAATCCTGCACCAGGAACAATCATTGGTAAAGCTCTTGCTAACCATGATGGTGCCGAAGGTACAATCGAAGTTGTAGTCGGACGCTTCTAAAAGGTTTATACTAGCAGGCAACTGCTGGTATTACCTACCGAGAATAGGACCCAACGGTCCTATTCTTTTGGCTAAATATAGATAACAAAATGGAAAACAAATGGGATTAACCAAACCTCGTGCATCGCAAATTCTTGATTTAGATTACAAACAAGCAACCCGTGTGATAACTGTTGCTGATGTAACACTAAGTAGTGGTGCTCCGTTGGTGGTTGACGGAGTGTCGTTGAACGCAGGCGATCGTGTTCTAGTGACTGGTCAAAGTACCGGCAGCCAAAACGGAATTTATGTAGTAACAGTAGTTGGCGTAGGGTCAGACGGAACATGGGCTCGTACAAATGATGCCAACGAAGATGATGAGATTTCTGGCGGCATGATTATTATGGTTACCGAAGGCTCTGTTTACCAAGACACTCAGTGGAAACTAACAACCAACGACCCTATTGAACTGGGAGTGACCAGTTTAACTTTTGTAATCAATATTTTAAGCAGCGTGGGCGGTGCCAATACACAAGTACAAATAAATGATGCTGGCACATTAAGTGGATTTGGCAACTTTGTGTTTGATAAAATAACAAATGTTCTTTCAGTTACAGGCAACGTTGCTGGGACATATATATTAGGCGATGGTAGTCAGTTGACTGGCTTGCCAGCAGGGTATGCTGACTCAGATGTTGCTGCATACTTGACCAGTGGTACGGTCAGCACTGATATCAAGACAACTGCAACAATCAGTGCCACTGGTACAGTTACAGGTTCGTCATTTGTTGGTGTTGCAACATCGGCTCAATACGCTGACTTGGCAGAAAATTACCTTGCAGACTATTCTTACAACGCAGGCACAGTTGTTGAATTTGGCGGCAGCGCAGAAGTTACTATTTCTTCCACAAGTCATAGCACCGCGGTTGCTGGTATTGTCAGCACTGACCCTGCTTACTTAATGAACTCTCATTTAGTAGGTGAACATGTTGTTGCTGTTGCATTAACAGGGCGTGTTCCGTGTGTGGTACAAGGTCCTGTGAAAAAAGGAACTGTGCTAGTTGCTGGAACAATACCCGGAACAGCTATGGCTATTGATAATTTAATATTTCAACCTGGTTGTGTAGTGGGCAAAGCATTGGAATTGATTGATTCTGTTGATGTAAAAACTATCGAAGTGGCGGTGGGAAGATTATGATCAGAGAACAATACCGTAGTGATTATGAAGGTGAATTTGTAATCACCGAAAGCAAATGGTCTGCAGGCAAAAAAAGTCAAAATAGAGAATGGGTAGAAAACCCAATCAACAACCAACACGTCAGTGGCCGCGCTGCTTGTATTGTTGGCAACATTGACAAAGAACGTTTTGACTACACACGACTGCAACGCCATAAAGGCGGACTACTAAGCTCTAAAAAATTACAAACATATGGCACTGGGTCTATCACCAAAGAAATGCGTTTGGATTTTGCTGTTGAAATCAATAGACCAATACTACAGGATATATTAGATCGCAAATACTCAACTGACAATATTGTGTACACCACTACCAGAAACTGTTTGGTAAATCCAGGAGAGTTTTATTTGATTCCGTACAATACACTTATGGCAATGGAAGCACTTATGCTTTGGTTGGCAGCGTTTGACGGACATAAAGAAATCTTTATGATAGGATACAACAATTTAACAAATGGCACAACCAGCGAATGGATGTCACATGTGAACACAGTTATCGGTGTGTTTCAATCTGTTAAATTTACGTTGGTTGGCGAAGAAACTTCTATGCCAATAGCATGGCGCAAAAACGCCAATGTTGATTGTATAGACTACCGCAGTTTTGTCACATACTGCGATGTCAGGTAATACTGTTTTCGATAGTGGACATTTTACCACGAACAGCATCAAAATTCACAGTTGACCATAACCCAGGGTGCATGGGCCTAGGCCAAGTGCCACTGGCAATCCACGCCCACCCAATGTGCTCTTCGTTCAATACTGGAGCAAACTCGTTAGCAACACTACAAAAGAATGTGTGATAAAAAAATCCGCCATCTGCACTGGTAAACTTTTCTATTGGTACCAACTTTAAATAGTAAGGCATTGAACCCAATTCTTCTTCGCACTCTCTAACCATTGCTGCCATCAGTGTTTCGTCTGCTTCTACTTTACCTCCGGGTAGCCCCCAAGAGTCTGGATGTCTTGTATCGTTGCGCAACAAATAAAGATACCGCTGTGTGCTGACGCTAAAAAACCAAACACCAACTGCGTTCAAAGTACTATTCTCCATTGCCCACCAGGATATAATCCTTGGTAACTCTTGACCCAAGTTGTGCCTGTCCACTTGTATTGTAATGCAGTGGTGATGTTTGTTACATACTGTAAATTATCTGGGCTTGATGTATTGTCAAACAACACTTGCCAGCGACTGTCAATGTATTCAATAATGTCATTGGCTTTGGCAACCAAGGGTTGTCCCACTGTACCTTCCCAGTCAGCCGCATTGCCTGTGTTGCTGCCTGTGGCTTCGGTCAACAAGTAACGTTGTCCAACAGCCGCAGCTGGTAACCCATTGCCCGGGCCACTGCGCAATGGGTCAATGACAGACCTCACTGGTGATAATGTATTTTGTGGCTTTGAATCTTCGTCAATTGTAAACAACATAAAGCGATCATCGCTTGGATCATATGCAACAGTACCAGCAACTTCAGTGCCGTCTTCTTGTTCTAAGAATATTTGACTAATGCCAGGACGTAACACGCCATACGCACCCACCAAGCCTGTCCATAACAAGTTGCTGGCCGGAGAGTCGGCAGGTGCCAAACTTGAATTTGGTTGATCAACCACAGCACTAGGACGCAGTGCTTGCAATTTATTACCAATCAACAATGTTTGGTAATCCCACGGAGTGATCACAATCCGTGTGCCCATCAACAAATCATTATCTAGCACAGCGTTGGATGCATCGCCATTGGCATCGTGTATGTTGGCAATAATACGTTCAACTACACCTAACTTCTTGACCTTGGCCGGACTTGTGATCCAAATTGGCAACGTGAATGTCAATGTTGCTACATCAATGTTGTCGTCTGTGCCAACAGGCACTGATCTAGAAGTCCATTGCGAAGATTCCAACTGAACAATACTCAAACTGGTCCAGTCAATGTAATTGTCTGTGCTTTGTATTTCCAATGCAGGGTTAAACAACACTGCTATTTGTTCTAACAATTGAAACTTTTGATTTGTATTGGACGTCCATACATCCAGTTTCAATGTCAACTTGTACGGCACAGGCATCAATCGTTCAAGTGTAAATGCATTGCCTTGTGTGGTTTCGTATGTCTGGGTATTCTCGTCGTATGTGCGTTGGCGTACCGAAGTCTTGCTTACAAAATATGGTTCTTGCATCCGCGGACGATCGTAATCAAATCCTGAAATGTAAAACGACATTATCGGAACAGATGTCATGAAGTTTGCTGAATTATTTTGTATAATAGTTTGTACTTGACGGCTTGAATCACCGTAACGAATTGGAACACGAACCAATGTGTGTGCAGTTCCTGCTTCGTTACGTCCGTATTCTACTTGAAAGTTTGAAAAAATACGTGTGAATTGTAAAAGGAAACGACGTATTTGTTCATCATAAAAGAACATTGGGTTAGAAGTTGAAGGTACAGTTGCCATTGTTTATTAACCGCCGTTGTCTGCGTCTGGTTTGAGTATGTCACTTAAACTTTGACGACTTGGAATAGCACCACGATCAGTGGTTTGCACAGTTTCTCTATTGTTGACAAAGCCTGCTCTTAGTGAAGAATTTTTGTATGTGGTTTCGTTGTAACCGGTTGCTGGTTCAAATACAGGTGCAGTACGCACACTGTCTTCAATTTTGATCCATGATCCGCCATTGAATCGGAACAAACGATTTGGAAAGTAATCCAAGCGCAATGCATAGTCACCGGCAGCTGGATTAGACGGAAATCCAACACCGGCTGTAATTGGCAAGCCGTTGGGAGCAACACCGTCTCCTGTTAAATAACCAACTGTGTAACCGTCAGCGCGTGGTGTGATACCTTGGCCGCCTTGTGTACCATCCACCGTCGGCGATGAATCATCGGCAGTGAGTCCTTCTTGAGCAGGTTGTCCGTCTTCTGCGCTAGGAAGAATATAAAACTTAACAGTATCGTACCCTGTCAATGGAACCTCTACTGCTGCTTGTGTTAGTATAGCATCGTTTATTTGTAAATCTTTTGTGCGTGTAGAAGTTTTGCCAGCAATTGTATCTGGAGTTTTTACTGTCCAGTAAGTTGCATCAGTGACAGGTGTTCCAGGCGGAACTTCTCTACTGGCAGTGTAAAATGTATCGCCGTTGTTGACAACAGTACCAGCAGGATATAAATTACCCGGATCCCAGATATTGTCTGGTTCAAATGCTTGTTTAGTAATACTGTTGTATTCTTGGGCATTGACCATTGGGGTAACTTTGACGCGCCACAAGTGCGGCAGCCAAGTTTGACTAAAGCCTTCTGCTGCAAATGATGCATCTTGAACCACATACCATTTGGGCAATGCTTTTACAATGCTGGTATCCAGTGGATGATAATCTTTCAAGTTAGGAACTTCAATTACATCTCCGCTCATAAGTTTACGGCCAATTGTGTCCATCATATCATTATAATGGAATGTAATAAACAATGTATCATTGTTTAGAAATAATCCAAATTGTGTCAGATCAAAATCAATATCCGATACACGATAAACGCCGCGTTGAACATATACATCTGGATCGTATTGGCGATCCCTATTTTCTAACAATAATAAATCTTCAATAAAAAGAGGATTTGCAGTATCATAAACAGGCAATGTAGCATCTGCATTGCCGGGATCACCTGTGGATGGTCCAATGTATTTGTGGATATATATGTCAAGCCCGCCTATGGTGTACATTTCGGATATAGTTCTATCCAAAAATTTATAATCGGAGGTTTTATTTGGTCTATATAAACTTAAACGGGGCATAGTCTATTATTTAGCTATTCTTTTTGGCACTTGACCTGAAAAACAGCTTGTGCTATAATAACAGCATAATTAGCAGTTTGGAGAACCATATGAATGCAACACCCGCCCGTATCAAAGCACTGAACCCACGTAGCCCTGACACCAAAGTTCTAGGCGACGAACCCACATGGACAACCCAGCCCATCCCTCAACGCCGAGTTGGGGTGATATCAGCTGCATTCAATTGGTACAATTACTTTTACAGTAAAAAAGATGCCCGTGATATGGTTGTTGCATATTTAGAACACCACGGTCGTAAGGCAGACGTCAAACGCTTTCGCGGAGTAAGTGATAGTACTTTGCGCACAACCACTGCTTGGTTGTGCCGCATGAGTATGGTAGGACTGCAACTTACCGAGCATGAGCAAGAAAAACTTGACACAATGCTCAATGAAACACTTGACTCAAAACAACAAGAAGCAGCAGCAGCAGTAGATCCAAATGCAGCGGCTGTTGTCAAGATCACTATTCAAGATCGCTTGCGTGTAAAAGTAAGCGAATGTGCCGGCGAACTTGACGGTATGTTTGACGAGTTCATTGCCGACGGCGCCAAGATGAGTGCAAGCTACAAACCTATTTCTACTATCCGTGGCATGAACGTGGCACCGCAAATGATCAAGGACATTGCTAATATTTGGCAAGAAAAACTTCCAGAGTTTGAAGAAGCGCTTGCCGGAAAGGACAAAGATCTAAACGAAGCATACAGTCAGTTTACTAAAATTCAATTGCGCAACATAGTTAAGTTTTGTGAAACAGTGATCAACGACTGCGGTGCATACGTTCAAATCAAGAAAGTTGAACGCAAGCCACGCCAGACAAAAGTTGCCAGTCCTGAAAAACGTGCAGCAAAGTTCAAGTATCAAACTGAGTTTGCGGATCTTAAAATCAAAAGTTTGCCTGCTTCCAGTTTGGTGGACAAGAGCGAAGCCTGGTTGTACGATAGTAAAAAGCGTAAACTTATCCATGTGGTAGCGGACACACATGTGGGGTCGTTTACTGTAAAAAGCAACAGTATCATTGGGTTCTCAACAGTGGAAAGTCAGCAACGAACTGTGCGCAAACCTGCTGAAGTTATAAAAGCAATGAGCGCAGCAGGCAAGCCTGCTGCCAGGAAAATCTACAAAGACCTAACCACAACAGAAACTGTGTTCAACGGTCGCGGCACAGAGAACTTGATCATACTGAAATCGTGGTAAATAAGTAGGAACGGAGTTCCTACATGGCTATTGAAGTTGAAACAAGTCTTAATACATTAAAACAAGATCTAATTGAGTATGTGCGCCTACAACTGGGTGCTCAGATCATTGATCTTGAACTAGATGCTGAACATTACGAAGCTGCTTATCAACGTACACTAGGCGTTTATCGCCAACGTGCCCAAAACGCTTACGAAGAAAGCTATAGCTATTTGGAACTGGTAGACGGTGTTGCTCTTTATGATCTGCCACAGGAAGTTATTCAAGTCAAGCAAATCTTCCGTAGAACATTTGGAAATTCCCAAGGGCCGTTTGCATCAAACTTTGATCCATTTGCTCAGGCGCAGATGAGTGTTTACCTGATGAACTTCAACGTATCAGGTGGACTTGCTACATATGATTTCTACAGTCAATACGTTGAACTAGCCGCAAGAATGTTTGGTGGCTACATGAACTTTACATGGAATCCGGTTACTAAAAAACTACAATTGATACGTGATCCAAATGGCTCCGGCGAAAATGTATTGCTATGGACATATAACCTAAAGCCAGAATTTAATTTGTTGCGCGATTTTCAAATATCACAATGGGTGCGTGATTTTATGGTTGCTAACTGTAAAATGATCATCGGAGAAGCTCGTGAAAAGTTTGCGTCAATTGCTGGTCCACAAGGAGGTTCTACGCTAAACGGTTCTGCAATGAAATCCGAAGCACAAACACAAATGGAT